GGGGCGCCAGGATCTCCCACAGCGCCCCACGAGCCTCTACGAGCCCGCCGGGCGGGAGGGTGACGGCCTTGGGCGTCACCAGAACCAGCCCCAGCTCGTTGACTGACATGGGCCACTCCTGGCCGTGCCGGACATACTTCTCGGTGAGCACCCCCGGAAAGGTCTGTACCACTGTGTCCCGCTCCGCCATCTGCCGCACCGTGTCCACCTTGACCACCGCCGCGTCCACCTCCAGGTGGTTGCGGCCCATGGGCGTGATGGAGGTGAGGAACAGGTGGGTATCGCCCCAGCGGAGGGCGTGGTGGAGGGTGAGGGGCTGCCGCCGTACGATCACGGCGGCGTCCCTGGCCCCGATGCCCACCTTGGAAAACAGGTTGGTCTTGCTCTGGAAGGTGATGGAGGCCCAGGTCCGCCGGGCGGGCACCCACTCCCATACGCCGGGCGCGGTCTCCCGCAGCTCCAGCACCTGAACCGGCTGATTCAGCTTCCCGGCATCGATGTAATCTGCCATTGCCTCACACCTCCCCAGCCCCGGATGTGTCCAAGTCGGACACGGTCGGCAGCAGATTGGTGCTATGCATATTCAAAATCTGCATCGCGGTGGGATTCTGCCCGGTATACTGGGCCGTCATTTGGCGGTTATCCAGCATTTCCGTTGCAATGACGAGCACCGCATAAGCTATATCCTCCAACTCTGTCGTCTCGATATCCAGGCCAGTATAGCCTGCAACGTAGGACTTGGCGGCTTCCAATGCCATAGCACAGCCCTGCTTCTCCGCGTCGCTCAGCTCGTCATACTCGGCCTTTTCCACGATCAGACGTGCAAAGGCGGCCATGTCCTGGGGCGTAAGCTGACTCGGCTTCACGGCGGTTCACCTCACTTCTTTCGGACCGGCTTACTGGGGGAGGCGGAGGGCTTTTCGCCCTCCTGATCCGCCTCCTTCAGGTACCCGCAGCGCAATAGTGGGGCCGCAAGATCCTCCGGAATCTCCCTGACCTCACCGGCCGCCATGCTGACCTGTCCGGCGAAACTCACGGCCGCCCGATAGTTCTTCATAGCCGATCACCCTGTTCAGGCGCCAGCGCCCATGGCCAGGACGGCGACCTTCTGCTTGTTCTCCACCTTGGAGTCTACCTCCATCCAGCAGATGACACCAACGGCGTGCTCATCCGCGAATTTCTCCCGCAGGACCTGTACACTGGGGGTCTCAGAGACCTTCACCGCAAGGCCGGTAGGGTCCAGGTAGAGCACCGCCCGCTTGCTGGCGGCCATGTCGGGCATACTCTGGGAGACATAGACGTCGCGGCCAAGCAGGCTGTAACCCCACTTTGCCGTGAGGTCCTTGTTCAGCAGGTAATTCCCATCCGCGTCCTTCAGCTTACGGATGGCCTTCCGGGTGGCCCGGCTCATCACCCAGATACAGTTGGCTTGGAGGGCGTCAGGGATGCTCTCCTGCAGGTCGATGAGCTCATCGGCGGTGACGGCGGTGGCGGCGGCCGCGGTGACGCTGGCAGTTACCTTGGACAGGCCCTCGATCTTACTGGCAGTGCCGTTGATCAGCTCGTTCTCGATCCACTCCGCGACGGCCTCCGCCATCTTGCGGATAACATAGGACACGATGTCGAACTTGGAGTTGTTGACCAGGGAGATGGACACCTTGGTCAGCGCGCCTGCCAGGAAGCCGCTCAGGGAGATGCTGGTGAACTTGCCGGAAGTGGAGGTCAGCGCAGTGAACTCCGTAGCGTAGGCCATGGTGATCTTCTGGGTGGACTCATCGTAGCTGGGGATGGTCAGATTTCCACCCACATTGTAATGGGTCGCCCGCTGATACAGGGGAGAGATCTCCTTGACCATCCCGATAATCTTATTGGCGATGCTGGTGGGGATCACCGCGCCATTGTCCCCTACTGTCATATTGACCGCCTCTCGGGTTTCCAGCTCGGGAGCGATACCCCGGACGTAGCATTCAAAGGCGCGGTTCTCCAGCTCCTCCTGCGTGTGGGTCTCCTCCGCAGCGGCGGCGCGGCGCTCCACCTGGGATAGGGCCTGGCCCTGTTCCGCAGCATCCAGGGTAGCGTCGATGGAACGGACTTCGTCCAGGATCTTGCTATAAGAGGCCCGCTCCTCCTCGTTGAAAGCCCGGGTCTCCATCTGGCAGGTCGAAACCATGCCCTCCAGCCGGGCCATCAGTTCCACGCGGCGCTCAGACAGCTTCTTCAGGTCAAAAGGCTTCATATCACAGTCTCCTTTTCATCTTGTAAATTTCGATGGTTTTCTGTACACAAAACATAGCGCTCTCATCCGATGGAGACATCGTTGTCTCCTTGGTCTCCACGGTGCGCTCAGTCTGGCGGATGTAATCAACACTGTCTTCGAGTGGCTCGTCCATCCGGAATTCCACCAGAATGTCCCCGTCTTCGCGGGTCTCAATACTGGTAGCGATGTATGCGGGCGTTTTATCCAGGATGGAGACCTCCCTCAGCTCCAGTTCGTCCACAAACCTGCGCCGGGTGTCCTCCTCATCCACCTTCCAGTGATCCTTCTGCTTTACGAAGCCGAAGGACCAGCCGCGCAGCTCTTTCCGGTCTGCGGCGGCGATGACTTCCTCATCGGTCACTACCGCGTGGGCCCGCAGGCCGATGTTGTCCTCCCGGAGTTCCAGCTCGTCCTGATTGGCTGTGGAGCCCAGGGTCTTCTTGTGATCCCACCGAAGCTCTACCGGGGCGCCGGCTGACAGCGCCTTGGCAAAGGCTCCGGGCATAATCTGTTCGATATAGGGCCCCTGCTTGTCGTGGAGCACCCTGGAGTCCCGGCCCACCACATTGACATAGCCCCGGACCACCATACTCTTTCGGTCAGCTCGAATCTCTACCTGCATCCAATTCTCCCCCTCCTTTCTCCTCGACTTTTGCCCACTCTTTAGTGTTTGGCGTGTAAATCATCCTGGTACCCGGGTCGTAGATGACCGTATCCAGGCCCAGGCGGATGAATTTCAGCCCCAATGGGTTGCGTCCCTCCTCATACCTGACCTCATCCAGTTGCATCCACCCGTTCCTGACGGCTACCTCGTAAGCCTGATAGCGGGACAGCATGTCCGTGTTGTCCAAAACATCCAGGTCGATCTCAAAAGAAAATGTCTCCTTCTCGCTTTCCAGCAGACAATATCGATTGATTGCCGTCTGGAGAGCCTTGACTACTGGCTGAATCGCAAATCTGACGGTGTTTTTCAGATCCTCGGCAGTAGCGCCGCCCTCCAAAACAGAGGGGACAATGTGGAATATCTTAAAAATCTCGTGGTCATTGGTGGTTTTATTCTCGTTGAGCTGACTTTCCACCGCAGTCTGGCTGGCGTCCTGGAACTCTATGCCGTCATTCAGTACCACAACGGATTCCTCTGAGTCATTGCCGTACAAATTCCGCCAACTGTTTTTTAGTTGTTGGATCACATCTGTGGCCAGCCGGTTTTTTGCTTTCAAGAAGCCCTTTTTCCCGCCCGTACGCACCATGTGGTTCTCATAACGCAGGGTATTCAGCATCGTTTCCAACTGTGTGGGGCTTTCTTCCACTACCCCGCAGCCGGCGGCCCCGTCCTTGGTGTTGCGAAGCATCCTGAACACCTGCCAAGAGAAGTAGCGTGCCCCTCCAATGTAAAACCTGGCGGTCTTATAGATTGGGTCTGCGCCTATCTCCACGCTCACCTGCATAGGGTCAACATAGTACAGGCCGTCGATGCGGTTTCCGGCCCAGTTGACATAGGTGTATCCGTTCCCGGTGAGCAGGTAGTCCCGCACGAGCGTACATTTCCACTGAAAAGCATCCAGTAAGTCACCGGTCTCCTCGTTCAGGAGCCGGAGGCGGTAATCGCCCGTAACCTCCACGGAGTTCCCGCCCTCCGTCCGGTAGAGCCGGATAGGCAGTGAGGCGATGGTCCCTGCAATAAATCCCACGCTACTGCTGACTGCCGGGATGTTCAGCACATTTTTTACGGTAACCTTGGTGCCGCCTAAAATTGCCCGCAGCGCCGTGTCCATCTGCGCCTCGTTCAGAACCGTTTCCTGGACCACCCTCCGTTCCTCTCTCCCCCTTAGCAAACTCCAAAAGCCTATGGCCTGTCACCTCCTCACAATACCTGGATGCCCCAGCTCATCTGAGCATTCGTCAGCAGATCAACCTGAACCAAATACACGGCGTCGATGGTGGCCATGACCATATCAACCTTGCCCGCCGACCGTTTTTTGTTTACGTATTTGTTCAGGTTTGTGTCTTCTGTACATCTGGCATTCTGAAAATTTATTTCCAGAAGCCGGTTTTCATCGTATTGGAACTGCCTTTGGAGCACTTTCTCCCGCAGCAGCTTCGTCGGGGCGTGGAGCACGGAGGAGTGCTGCTTGACCTCGACACACTCGATCCCCGCCGCCTCCAGCTTTTGCACCGTGGAGATGGCGTTGTACCGGTCGTACCCCACCTGCACGATCTCCACCCCGTACTTCTCCTGCAGCGATAGGATGAACCGTTCCACAAAGCCGTAGTCGATGACCTCATCCCCGCAGGCAAAGCAGTTTCCAGCAGTGATCAGCCTCTTGTAGTCCACGTCCTCTTTCGTGGCCTTGATCTCGGTCCGCCCAGACGGGATAAAGCCCCATGCCTTAGCGTAAAGCATGTCGCCCTCGACCGTGACCATGGATACGGCTGTGTTATCGTCAGACTGCGCCAGATCCAGGCCCACCCAGACCCGCCGACCGCTCCAGAAGCTGAGATCCTCCCGCCGCCGGCACTGCATGACCTTCTGTGTATCGATGTAGCCCTCCACACCCAGGCCCTTGTACATGATGTTGCAGTGCTTACACAGGAAGTTTTCCCGCTTGTTCTCATACAGGACCGCCATGGAGCGCAGGTCCTTGATGGCCCGGAGTACCCCGGCATTGTTGACCGCGACGGGGTTCGCCTGGTAGAGAACCAGGTCGTTGGTCTCCCACTGCTTCCGGAGGGCGTCATCCGGCTCGTAGAGCAGGGAAAACACGTTCTCCCTGTCCAGGACCCGGTCCAGGACCTTTTTGGCGATATCGATCTCGTCGGTGAGGACGTTGTTGTCGTTCGGGTACTGGGTGGAGATGATGATACCCAGCTTATTGGCCAGCGTGATCTGGGAGGACCGCATAGCCTCCACTGGGTAGCTGTCCAGCGCGCCCGCCTCGTCTGCCAGAAAGATATTGGCCAGGCGTCCATCCATGCCGTCGTTTGAGTACGCCAAGGGCATGTATTCGGTCTCTGTGATCAGGCAGGTGATCATGTCCCTTGTGACCTTGAAGTGCTTCACCAGCGCCGGCGAGACCTTGATGATCTTCCGTACCGCCAGCCGGAGCTCCGAGGACAGTTTGTAATCCGGCGCCACGGAGAAGAACCGTGAGAAGCGGGGCTCCGTCAGCAGCCCGATGATAAAGACCACCGCGCTATTGAAGGTCTTGAAGTTCTTTCTGGCGATCTCCAACAGCGCCGTCTCATAGAACCGCCTGTCGTCCTCCCGGCGAAGCGTACAGAACACCGCTACGATCAGGAACCAGGCATAGTCCTCCAGGCCCTTGTCCATGGTGCAGTACAGGTCTGGATGAACCATTAGCCCGAGCAGCCGGCAGATCTTCCGGTACGCCGGCTCACTGACGTATGCCTCCTTATGCTTCCCGGCGGCAATCCTTAGCCAGGCTCTCGCCTGGAGCTTCACATACCGGCCGACCTTCTGGTTGCTCCGTTGTGTGCACCACTTGGCGTACTGATAGGCGCAGCTCGATTCAATCATCGGCCCCCAGGGCCTCCACCAGGGGGTCCCTGCTCTCCTTCGCCTTTTGCGCGGCCAGGCCGCCCAGCTTTGCCCTGGCCTGCGGCGACAGGCACAGTTCGCTGCACCCCCGCCACAGATCGCTCTGATACTTCGCCCGACTGCTCTGCAATGCGCTGTTAAGCAGCAGATCCGGGTCCTCGTCGATCATGCCGTTGATCGTCCGCAGCCGGTCCACGGCAACGGCCGTGCTCTCCAGCGCGAACACATCCATCCGGCCTAGGATCTCTCCGGCAGCCAGGCCGTCCACGATAAACCGGAAAATCTCCGCCTGACCGGCGGTGAGCCCAGCCGGGGGCTCCGGCTTCACCGCCTCCCCGCGCAGCTTGTCCTCTACAGACGTGCGGACCGCCGCGTCATTGCTGGCGATCGCCCCGGCCTTCACTTTCACCGATTTTGCGGGCCTCCCCCCCATCTGGTGCACCTCCTCCCCCTAAAATCTCATTTCTAAACTTCTTTGTGCTCAGAGGGCCGCAGTCGGTCTTGACACGAGCCGCCCCATGTAATGGCCCCCCACCGGGGGGATACCTGGGCCAGCGCATGCAGGTACTCCCGCGGTATCTTCCCTGCTTCTGCCATCTCATGATGACGCGAACAGCAGGTGACCAAATTGTCATCCTCCAGCCTCAAGTCGAACCGCTCCTCCAGTGGCTCGATG